TGCCATAGCGGCGATGCGGGAGCCGACCGATCGCTCTAATAGGAAAAAGGGAGCGCCTTTGCCTCTCGCGCGCGAGGTCGATCGCCGCTAGCTGGCCGGTCCGATCGGCAAAACCCCCAGTCTTGCTGACAGGCGCCTGGACGCGACACACGCGCGACATGACCATCTAAATGGTTCTAATTCCTGATGGATTTTGGTGACCGGCGGATATGACATCCGCACGTCGCACACGCTGGGACACACATGGGGAACGCACAGCGGGCGCCGCGGTGAGCGCCGCGCGGGCCACTGACGCGCGCGCGCGCCCTTAAGGGATTGATATTGCTTCGAATTCCCGTTCTGTTCCACACATTATATATGTATAAGATCCCCCGGCACCCCCCTAAACTGAAATCGAAATCGCAAACAATCTCGTTCAGGGATACGCACAAAATTTTTTTAATTTGAGGCGCCTGGGCTTGTTACGCTGTGTTACGCTGTTACGCTGTTAGAGTATTGTTACGCTGTTACGCGGGAGTTGTTACGCTGTTACGCGGGAGTTGTTACGCAGTGGAGTGGCATCTTTGTCTGGAGTGTTCTTTTAATCATCCGTGGCGGACTGGGGATCGGGCGTGTCCGAATATTGGTTTGACGCGGGAACAGATATTGCGGAGTGCGGATCGGATACGGAGTGGTCAAGCGACGGTGATTATGGAGACGCCATTGGATGAGCGGAAGCGGTTGCAGGCGCGGGAGAGGATGCGGCGGATGCGAGAGAGGCAGAAGGAGAAGGGAGATGAGTGATTGGGGAGAGGTAAGGCGGTTGGTGAGTGGGTTAGAGGAGAGGGAGAGGGAGTTGCGAGAGAGGTTAGATCGATTGGGGGTAGCGGTAGGGGAGTTAGGGGAGGCGTTGAGGGGGGCGAGGGGAGGAGGTGGTGTGGTTCCTGGGGGGCGGATGAAGGCGAGTGAGAGGTTATCGTTTTTGGCGCGGTTAGGCGGGAAGTTTACGAGGGTAGGGTGATGGGTAAGGTAGTAGGGTTTGAGGTTATCGAGAGGAAGAAGAAGGGTTGTGGCGCTAGACATCGTTCATGCTGATTTGCTGATCAGCTTTAACTGCGAGGAACTAACATGACCGAACTAGCGGAATACAGCGAAGTGAATGACACGAATCGCGCGCGTCACACAATCTAAAGGAAAGCCCATGACCTACCGCATAACCGCCGAGGAGGACCACGAAATCGATGAGGCTTACAGCAAGATGGAGGCCTATCGATTTCAGCGCAATCGCCTGCGGGATGCGATCAAGAAAGCAATCGCACTAATCGAGGCAGGCATGATTATAGAGGCCGAAGAACATCTCGCCGACACCCTGATGAAAAACGGCGCGACCCGTTGAAGAAAAGGCCGAGACAATATTTTGAACCGTGCTTATCCGGTTAATACCCACAAACACCTAGGCAAGAACGGAGGGGAAATGAGCTTTGATTATTTGACGGAACGGGACGTTGACAAGGAACGGCAAGTCGAAATCGACAAGCTAAGGGCTATAATCGAAAGCAGAGATTACAAGATTTCCGCTATCGAAAAAGAATTAGCGAGACTTCGCGGCCTGCCAAACCTAGCGCGGATGGAACGAATTGCTGTAGAGAACGAGGGCTTGCATGACTGGATGAAACAAGCGGCCGAAATGGAGGCTGACCGGGATGATTTGAGGCGGTTCGTTGAGTGGGTTGCAAGAGAATACGTCGAGGAAGTTGCCGGTAAAGAAGCCAGACGCGTCTTGGGGGATTTGGCCATGCACAGGAGGAATAGTGGGTAACAACCGGATAAGCATGGGATGAAGTATTGCAAGTATTGGCGTGTGCGCAGATAGCGGTAACGCATTGGAAGGAGGAAGGGGAGTGATGGGTAAGGAGGTAAATGAGTTAGCGGAGTCGGTTGGGGAGTTAGCGGGGTTGGTTGGGGAGTTAGCGGAGTTGGTTGGGGAGGAGATGTATTTTTTGAAGCGTCAGGTAGCGGCGTTGCGGTCGGATGTAGGGATGGTGATTGTGGCGTTAGGGACGTTGTGCAGTGGGGAGTTAGTGGAGGCGTTGCGGGAGAGGGCGGAGGTAATTTTGAAGGAGGTAGAGTTAGTGAACAAGGAGATTGGGTGATGCACACGGTGAGGGTGTGGGGGTCGTTGCAATGGCAGGTGATTTTGCAATTGCCGGGTGTGTCTGGTGTGATGGTTAGGACGTTTTCGGATGAGTTGATGGCGTATGAGTTTGCGAGTTTTTTGAATGGCGGGGATCGGCCGCGGTGGTTGGACGATGCTGGGAAGTGGAAGTGATGCACATGACGATGAAGGTTGATGGGGCTAATCGGTGGAAGGTTATATTTTGTCAGTATGATCGTGAGTTGCCGAATTATGAGATAGGGGAGTTTGGGAATTTGGTGATGGCATTAGAATTCACGAGTTTTCTGAATGGGGGTCCGCGGCCGATTTGGTTGGATGAGGAGGTTGGGAAGTGACGTGGGTTGCTGGGCCATGGAATGGGTCATGGTTATTGTGGGAGAAGCCGGTGCCGTTATTTGAGGAGGGCGATTTCATGGTGAGTGTACCGACTGCGTTACGGGATCGGGTGAATGATCAGAAGGAGCTGATCAAGTGTTTGCAGGCTGAGCTGCGGACGGCGAAGGAGTATGGGGAGGCGTATTTTGATGAGGTTGTGGAGTTGAAGATTGAGCTGGAGCGGCTGCGATCGGCATTAGAGCGGATAGCGGCGTCACCGGAAGGGGATTTGCCGGCGAACACGACGGAGGGTGCGATGTTAGCGGCGCTAGCGCGCGAGGCATTGAGGAAGTGATGGCTGTTCCGAACAACGATCCGTTTTTCAACATGGCTCCGATGGTTCCGAATGCGCCTGATCCTGGGATCACGTCGGCGACCATGATGGCGGCTACCGTTGTGGTTCAGTCGACGGTAGCGGCGGTATCGGTTGGGGTAGTGGTGACGACGGGGGTGAAGTGATGGTGATTTTGTTGATGTGTGTATTGGGCGGCTGGAACACGATTGCCTGTGTGACGAGGGAGTATGCGATGATGGATGCGTGTTAGGCGGCGGTGAAGGAGTACACTGAGGTGGTTGGCAAGAACTCGATTTTTGCGGCATGCACGCAGTCGGGCTGGACCGACCGATGAATTATGTTGCCATTGGCATTATTGAGATCGTGCTTGGTGTTTGGTTTATTGGTCTTGGCGTTATTGCGTTGACGGTGATGCGGTGAACTTTCAGTCGCGCAAACTTTTAGCTGACATGTTTACGGCGAAGGCCGAGGCAGAGCGGCGCGAGGCGCGTTATCTCCAGACCCAATATGGCTGGTACGACGACAACGGTGTGCGTCAGGGTGGGCTGATTGCATTTGTCAGATATTTTTGGTCGGTGCTCGAGCCTGAGACACCGTTTGTGGATGGCTGGCCGTTATGGGCGATGTGCGAACATCTTGAGGCTGTGACTCGTGGCGAGATCAAAAGACTTTTAGTTAATGTTCCCCCCGGTTTTATGAAGTCGATGTTGACGGACGTATTTTGGCCCGCGTTTGAGTGGGGTCCGATGGGGTTGGCGCATTATCGCTATGTGGCTTTTTCTTATTCGCAATTGCTGACCATGCGTGACAACGATCGCTTTCGGACTTTGATCACGTCGCCGAAGTATCAAGCGCTTTATGGATTGGAGACTTCTGCGCAGTTAGGCAAGCGTGAAGGCAAGTCGATCGGCATGAGGAATACGCAGATTGTGAAGGTCATGAACAACTCGACGGGTTGGAAGCTGGCGTCGTCGGTTGGTGGCGTGACGTTGGGAGAGAGAGGTGATCGTGTCATCATTGATGACCCTCATAACATGTTGGAAGCTGAGTCCGACATTGAAAGATCCAAAGCTGTGCGATGGTTTCGTGAGTCCGTATCCAGTCGTCTTAACGACTTGGATCGTGGAGCGATCGTCATCATCATGCAGCGCCTGCACGAAGACGACATCTCTGGGACGGCCCTTGGTGACGACTTCGACTACGTCCATTTGATGGTGCCTTGGGAGTTCGATCCGGCGCGTGCGTTTGATGATGATGGCAAAGTCATAACGAACGAGATCGGTTGGTACGATCCGCGGGCGGATGAAGACGACATTGACGCCAACAATGGCGAGCCGGCATGGCTCGATCGGTTTTCGGAAGCGGCGATAACGCGGACCCGCAATGAGCTTGGGCCGTATGCATGGGCCTCGCAATACGAACAGTCGCCGGTTCCTCGCGGCAAGGGGATCTTTCAGCCGGAATGGTGGGGATTGTGGAACCCGGTCAACAAGACGTTTCCGGAATTTTCGTTCACGATTGCCAGCTTGGATGGCGCCTTTACGGACGATGAACAGAACGATCCGTCTGCTTTGACGGTTTGGGGAATTTTTGACACGACCACTGGCAAGCGGGGGATCATGCTGGTGGCGGCATGGGCCAAGCATTTGCAGTTCAGTTCGAAGCGGATCGAGCGGGCGCCGACTGAAACTTATTCGATGTGGAAACAGCGCACGTCTGGCAAATGGGGATTGATCGAGTGGGTGTACGATAGCTGCACTTGGCTGTACGGCCGCGAGTTCAAAGTTGACCGATTATTGATTGAGGATAAGGGGCCGGGACATAGCGCGGCGCAGGAAATCCGCAACCGTTATGGGATACATGAATTTGGGGTTCAATTGGTCAAGACTAAGGGGGATAAAGTCTCGCGCGCGTTAGCGATTCAGCCGATTTTTTCCAATGGACTGGTGTGGTCGCCGAATTATGATTGGGCTGAACTGGTGATTCGGCAAGCCGCCAAATTCCCGTTTGATAGACACGACGACTTAGTGGATTCGATGACGCAGGCGTTGCGGTTCGCCCGCGATGCCGGCTTGCTGCAATCTGACGAAGAACGGTCCTTTGCCGATCGGGAAACGATGACGCACCGACCCAAACAGAAGGCACTGTACCCGGTGTAAGGGTGTCGCCATGGGGTGGATCTCTGGCCTTTGGCAAGCCGTTAAGAGGTTTTTCAAGCGATCCCGGTCTGTTCGGGAAAAACAGGTAAACGAGGCTCCGAAATCAAGCTCGTTTACCCCTCCTGGGATGGCAAACCTGTCCTATGGGGGTGCGCTTGATGGGACCAGCCCCGAAACCATGGCCAAGCATTTGGCGCAAATGCCGATGAATCGGGCGCAGCGGCGCCGGGTCAGTGCTTTGGAACGGGCACGGCTGAAGCACGACAAGTTTGTCAAGCCGAAGGGACCGGAGCCGCTGCCTTATGAGTCGCGCGAGCCGGCGCCGGCACCAACGCTGAAGCTCCCCGCGGGGCCTGTGGCTGAAGTTCCGGCGGCTGAAAGTGGGGTGAAGGATGCTGACTTAGTCATCGCCGACCACTACTGGAACGATCCGGAGGGTGAGAAAGTCCTGTACAAGGAACAGGAGTTTTTGGGCGAGTTCTATTTCCGCGACACCATCCTCGATCAGCTAGAGCGCTACTTTTTCTATCTAGCGCGGATGAAGCGGCGCGATCCTGGCAGTTATGGTTTCTACCGGGAATTAGGCGCGACGTTGATACCGTACTCGCTGAGTAAATGGCTCGATGATGATGACGAAGATGATGGCTACAGCAAATTTGATATTCTTAAGCACGCCCAATTGAGTGAGTGGTTCAACAAGACCCGGCCGGCGTTCGGCTGCGTGGCCTATGGCACCGATCCTTATACCGAAGGTAAGGAAAAGCAGTTCACTACAAGTCTGAAGCGGGCTTACTACCGACCGAAGTTTCTGTACTTCCGCAAATATCAGGTTCCACCTCCGACCGTGCAGCCGATGCATGGTGGCGATGTGTATGGCATG